TGATAAAAATAATAAAAATAAAATTAATATCCATCTCGAAAATAATAAAATTAATACTTATGACAAAAATTTAATAAATCAAACTATTATTTATATTATCACAAATTATCTCGAAAATGAACAAATGGAATTTATTAAAATTAATACAATCAATAATAAATTAAAACCCATCTTCTCATCTCTTAATCCTCATTCTTTTGAGCTAAACATAATCTAACAGTTCCCATTGATGCTATCGAATATTGAAGAATTATTGGATACGCATTTTTTAAATATATCTCAACTGATGATGATAAATTAGTACATTTCGTAAATATACTTAAATATTTTAAACTAAATACTCCTTGAATAACTTCTTTCGTTCCTTCCTTAACCATTTCATTATTTTTCCTCATATTAATATTTTGCGATTTCTCTGTTCCTAATATAGTTTCTTGACAACAAAATTCTCCCTGACAACTTAATATTAATTTATCATTCTCATTCTTAATCTCTATAAATTCTGCCAAATTGTGCATATCTCTTATAATTTTCTGTAAATATGATGAAGGCATCGTTATTATCGTATTAAAATCCTGTGGAGGTATATCTACATTCACAACATCTATATCTAACATAGATAATTTATATGTTGTCTTCACATTTCTTTCCCCATTTTCAATCGTAATTCCAAGAATATTTGGATCATTTTTAAGAATAAATAATGATAATATATCGCTATTTGTAATCGTCTTTATTAACATATGAAATTTAAGCATATTTATTCCTACATATAATTTCTTCTCACAATAATATCTCTCGAATTTTTCTGCTTCTAATTTTAAATGAATTAGAACAATATGAGTATTATCTAATGCTATTATTTTCATCCCTGTATCATCAAATTCTAAATTAACATCCATTAATATCTCCTTCATCGCATCTATCACTAATTTTATTGTTGATGCTTGAATTGTTTTTATATTAGATAAATATTCACTATTATTGATATTATTATTCATATTAAAAATAATTATTATTCTTTCTTTAAATCATTAGAAAATAACAAGTTTCATTTTTTATGATTTATATATATATTTAGATTTATCATCTTCTCTTATTTCCTGTTGTTTTGAATTAATTAAAATTCCCATTGTATCATTAAAATTTTGAAATGTTGGATTATTAATCGTTCTAAATCCTTTACTTAAAAATTTATCCATTGTACTTGGTTCTTTTTTTTTATTCATACTTTTCTCTTTTTCCGTCTGGGTATTTATTATATTATATAATTCATTATAAGTATATGTCTCCATCTTAATTTATAAATATAAAAAAAATGATATATTTATAATATTTAAATTATTAATAATGTCCTCAAATATTATTGATACTCTCGATAATTTTATTGATTTCTCTAATATTTATAATAATGATTTTATTAGTATATATTTAATTAATAAAAATATTATAATTGAAACAGATTTAAATTATTATCCATTTATATTATTCAAAAATCATTATAAATTTAATGAAAACTTAAAATATAATATTATAAATTTAATTAATCTTATTAAAAAAAATTTAAATGATTATTCTGATTATGAAATTATTGATAATACTAAATGTTTAATTATTGATACTATTTGTAAAATAAATCCCAATTGTTTATGCCCTATTATCTATAAATATAAATTAAATTTTAATTATAAATATTATAATCAACATAATATTATTAAAAAAATAATTGATGCTGGTAAAATTCAAGAAGATTTTAATAAATCCATTGAATTAAAATTACAAATTCAAGATGATTTTAATAAATCTATCGAAAAACATTTTAAATATAATAAATTTAAATTATATATATCATTATTATTATTTATTTCTATTAATTCATTTATTTTCTTGAATTTTAAATTATAAATTTTTTTTACATATTTATATTAAATGCAAATATTTGTAAAAACTCTCACTGGTAAAACTATGACATTAGAAGTCGAATCTTCTGACACTATCGATATGATTAAATCAAAAATTCAAGATAAAGAAGGTATCCCTCCCGATCAACAAAGACTTATTTTTGCCGGAAAACAATTAGAAGATGGTAGAACATTATCTGATTATAATATACAAAAAGAAGCAACTCTTCATTTAGTTCTAAGATTAAGAGGTGGTTAAATTATTACCCCTCATCTTTTTCATCATCTTATTCATTTCCCCATCAAATATATCACATGTCTCTCTTATTTCACCCCATTCCTTCTGTTCTTTTGTCTGTTCCTTTATTGTATCCTTTATATCCCATAATTCCATTAAAGAATTCATATAATTATTATTATTCTTCTCATATATTTCTTTTATTAATTCTTCACTTATATTCGCTGGCGCTTGTCTTATTAATTCATCCATATCTATTTTAATTTAGATAATAAAACAAAAAAAATATTAATTAACTCTCAAATTTTCAATTTCCATTTTTTAACTTTTTATATATTTTCTGTAATCTATTACATTCTCGCAAATATTCTCCACTACTAATTTCATCAATTTTTTCATATAATTCCTCCATCTCTTTCTCAATATCGCTTATTGTTAATTTCTTACTATTTGGAACACTATGACTTCCTATCATCAATTTTAAATGTTTATTTGTCAGCATATGTTTCTTCAAATAGTATCTACCAACATAACAACCACAAGCACAGCAAACTGTTGAATTAGTCGGCATTAGCGAGATAAATATTTTAAGAATATATTTAAATCATTTTTATTATATTTTATTTCTAGTTTAATACAAATATTCATTTTTCTCATTTATTTATAAAAAGAGATGAATTCTCATATAAATAATAATACTACTTCAAGAAATTTTTTACAAATTCTTGAAATATTACCTTCATATACCAATGGCAACTTCACATATTTACAAAATAATTACGCCTATTTAATATTTAATTCTAATGGTTCTGTTCTATTTAAAGAAGATACTCCTTGCGAAATATTAATTGTCGGTGCCGGTGGTCGTGGTGGTAGTCTTTCAACTTTTGGAGGTTCCGGTGGTGGCGGTTGTGGTGAAATTAAATATTACCCTTCTTTCTTATTATCCTCAAATAATTATGATATTAATATCGGTATTGATAGTTCCGATAGCAATCTACGAATTTCTAAAATTATTAATAAAAATAAAGAAATTATTATTAATTCTATTGGTGGCGGTGATGGTGCCTATTGGGATGGTTCTTCATATGGTTCTATTCAACGATTTCCACCACAATCTTTCACATCAAATACACCCATTTTATTAACTACTTATAATAATAAAACTTGTTATAAATCTACTATTATCGTTAATTCTAACTCTTATGATATTTATTATAGTTCTAAATTTAGTTCATATGATGCTATTAATCTATTTAATTGTTTAGAACCATCTAATTTAATCGAAACCGTCTTTCAAAAAAGTCAATATAATACTCTATCACCATTTACTTATATTAAATCAAATTTTCTTTTTGAAAGTACATATAAAGGCGATTGGGTTTTTATAAAATTACCCATTCCTATATCCCTAACATCATATTCTTTCTTTCAAAATACAACTGAACTCGGTGGATCACCTAATAATTATAGAATTTATGGTTCTATTGATGGCATTTTTTGGACTGTTATTACTTCAAGAAGTTCTAGCGTTCCTCTTTCATATTCATCTTATAAATTTACTGATAATAATTTATCAACAAATATACCTCCATATTTATATTTTGGTTTAGTCGTTAATTCCATTCTTAATAATATCGGTTATCTAAATTTTAATGAATGGGTTTTATATGGAAAACCTATTATTATTACTCCTCCTACTTTAAATGGCGGTAATTCTATTTTTAATCTTCCTTCTAATCAAATTCAAGGAGGTTTCGGTGGTTCTTATTTAAATCTTAATTTAATTAAAACTATTCAAGAAGATAATACATCTATTTTTATCCCTTATGATAATCATTTCTTCAAAATTAATAAAAATCCTATTAATACCTATTTAAATTCTGGAATTTATTCAGCAATTTTTAATGAAGGTATCATCACATTTAATAATCAAACATATTATTCTTATCCTGTTTTAACAACAGAACCAGAACATTGGTTTAAATTTAATTCTAATTCTGGTTTTAATGATAATCTTATAATTTCTGGTAATATTACTAAAAATATTAATGATATATATTTCGAATATGGTTCTTATTTAACACCGACCATTACACAATTATCAAATAATAATGGTATCTCAATATCTTTCTGGATTAAACCTGAAATTTCAATCGGTGATTATCTATGGATTTTTAAAACTACTGATAATCCTAATGAATTTATCTCATTTCATCAAAATCAATTCAAAATATCTAATAATGGTATTATCACTTCTGTAAATTTCTCTAATAATATTCTCGACGGTTTATATCATCATTTCGTATGTTCTATAAATCCTTCCGGTAAAATTTATGTCGCTTGTGATGGAATTTATTATGAAAATTCTTCTTTAAATCCCTTTATTATTAAATCATATATAAATGGAACTATTGGCAAATTCTTTCAAGGTTATATGAAAGATTTTAGAATTTATCTTAAAACACTCGATTTAAATGATATTAAAGAATTATTTAAAGGCAGAATTGAAATCTTCTATAATAGATATAGTGAATTAATTACCACTACAAATATTCAAATTGGTTCTGGTGGTATTGGTGGAACTTCTAATTCAATACCTACTATTAAAAATTTTTATGGTGATGGCGGTGATGCTAATAATGGTCTTGGATTTAATGGAATAATTATTATTAAATATCCATATCCTTATTTTAATACAATAATAACTCCTTATAAATTTCCTAATTCACAATTTCTTAAATTTAGTAGTTCAAATAATCCCTCTGGAATTTCTTTTAAACTTCTTCAAAATTATAATGATAATCGGTTATTTTCTATTGATAATTTACGTTTTCTTATTTCTTCCAATGCTCCTTATATTTATTCAACTTCTAATATAAATATTAATGGTTTATATATTAATTCTAATAATATAGGTTTTGGTACTAATAACGGAATTAATAATTCCTTATCTATTAATAATTTCACTATTCAAAAATATAATTCTAATATATCTTTTATTAATTCATCCGGTTTTATAGGTATTGGTACTACAAACCCTATAAATTTTTTTGATATTCGTAATAATGTTTCTATGTCTAAATTAAATATTGGTTCTTTCTACAATTCAAATAGTAATTTAAATATTTTTTGTAATAGTATTATAACAGGTTATGCTAATATTAGTAATTTAATTCTTAATGGTATTATCTATAAAAATAATGGTATTCCATATATTGATAGTGGTTGGACTACTATAAATAATAATATCTTCAATTCTTATTCTGTTGTAGGTATTGGAACCACTTTTCCTCGTTTTCAAAATCGTCTCGATGTATTTGGAACAATTAAATGTAATGAAGTTAATGTAAATGGTGCTATTTTAACTAATGAATTTATTAAAAAATCTGGTACAACCGTTGAAACTATTTATTTAGGAACTTTAAAAACATCATATGGTGGAACTGGTAATAATTCATTTAATTCTAATCAAATTATTAATTCATCTATTCTTTGGTCTAATAAATTATTAACAGTTTTTGGAAATTTAAATAATTGTAATATGAATAATGAAAGACTTGTTCTTAATGATGGTATTAGAATTGGTAATATATTAATTAATAAATTTGGTATTAGTAATAATTATGAAAATAGTAATATTATTATTAGTAGTAATTTATTCATAAAATCTAATATTGGCATTGGAACTACTAATCCTTTAAATATGCTTGATATTCGTGGTAATATGAATATTAATAAAAATCTAATTTTAAATAATATAAGTAATAATGAATTTTTAAATGGGAAAATTTTGAATGTTAGTAATATTTCTATCGAAAATACAGGAAAAATTAATAGATATTTGAGTAGATGGGGAAATAATAATAATTATATGGCATATGTTGGTATTGGAACAACTAATCCACAAAATTCTCTCGATATATATGGAAATTTAAAATTAAATGGTGTTTTAAATATTAGTAATATAAGTAATAATTTAATATTAAATGGAGTTTTTTTAAATATTAGTAATATCTATATTGAAAATTCAGTTATTACTTATAAAAATAATAATAATTTTATTGGTAGTAGATGGAGTTTAAGTAATTCTAATATTATTTATAATTCAGGTTTTGTCGGAATACGAACAAATATTATTGATAGTAATTTAACTATTAATGGAAATGTTGCCATAAAAGGTTTTTTAAATATGAATAGTTCAAATATAAGTAATATTAATTGGTTTAATGGAAAAATTCTAAATATTAGTAATTTACGATTTTTAACAAATTCTTCTGGTATCATAAATTTTATTAATGGTAATACTTTTAATCTTAATAATTGGACTTCTTATGATGATAATACAAATACTTTATTTCAAACTTTTAATTATACCGGTACTATCCAAACTTTTAATGTTCCTGCTGGTGTTTCTTCTATAAATATTTATTGTTGGGGTGCTGGTGGTGGTAGCGGTAGTACCAATAATAATCAAGCCGGAGGTGATGGTGGTTTTGTTAAAGCAACTTTAAATGTTTCTTATATATCTTCATTAAAAATTATTGTAGGTCAAGGTGGTAGAGTTGGAATCGCCAATGGAACAACTACAACAACATTTGGTGGTGGTGGTTCTGGAACAGCTGGTAATGTAAATTATGCTCCTGGTTCAGGTGGAGGTCTTTCTGGTATATTTGTTGATGATGCTAATTTCTATATGAATGGAAATTTTATTAATTCTACGGCAATACCAATAATTATAAGTGGTGCTGGTGGTGGAAATGGTAATCGTGATAATGTTGGTAACGAAGATGCTTTATTTAATGGAGGTAATGGTGGTAGCAATATAGGAAATGATGGTAGTACATCATCTGGATATGATCAAAATGGAAAAGGTGGAACACAAGTATCAGGTGGTACAGGAGGTGCAGGTACTATAAATAATGGTAATAATGGAGGTAAATATAGTGGTGGGAATGCGTTTGCTTATGGAGGAGGTGGAGGTTCAGGATGGTTTGGAGGAGGTGCTGGTGGTGTATCAGGTAATACAGTTGGAGGAGGTGGAGGTGGTTCTTCATATTTAAATACGACAAATTATCAAATAACAAATATTACAAATTTAAAAACAACTACAAATAATTCAAGAAGTCCTCCTGGAACTACTGAGAAATATTATCAATCAGGAATAGCAGTTGGTGGAGCATCAGGAACTAATGGTGGAAATGGTTTAATAATAATTGAATATTTAAGAAAAAAATCATATTATAATTATGGATATGTTGGAATAAAAACAATTTCAAATCAATCAAATTCAATTGATATCAATGGAGATTTAAATTTATCTGGAAATATTACAAATTCAAATAATCAATTATTTAATTTCGAAATTTTTTCTGGTTCTATTACAACAAATCCTGTTGTAAATATTATTAATAATTCTTTTAATAATTCATATGGATATTATCAATTCACAAGTATTACAAATACTATAACATTTAATAGAGATATATTATGCGATGTTCTTGTTGTTGGTGCTGGTGGTAATGGTGGTTCTGGTGCTTATTCTGGTGGTGGAGGCGCTGGTGAAGTTATATATCAACCAAATTATTTATTCCAAAAAGGTTCATATGTTTTAACAGTTGGAACAAGTTCAACTGATATTAATAATAGAATAAGTAAAATTACAAGAGGAAGTACAGATGTATTTAAAGCATTAGGAGGCGGTGATGGAAATATTAATGTAATTTCTATAACTGGAACTGGTAATTCAATTAATACAGTCACTAATAATCCTAATTATAAATATGCTTATTTTGCTAATAATGGATCATTCAATATTGGTAGAGATATATTATGTGATATTTTAATAGTTGGCGGTGGTGGTGGTGGTGGAAATGCTGTTGGGGGGAGTGGAGAAGCGGGTGGAGGAGGTGGAGGTGGTGTTGTTTATATGGTTAATAAATGTATCACTATTGGAAATTATAATATTATTGTAGGAAACGGAGGTACTTCAAATACAAATGGAAGTGATAGTCAAATAAATGATAATAATAATAATGCATTAATATTAGATAATATTAAC